TATTTTTCATTTCCAAGGAATATTTACAACAACATATTGGCCAGACTGTCGATAACATTGAGAACCTGGACACGGACCAAGACGATCAAGATCGTAACGAGCTCAAAATAGATGACGGCGAGAAAGTGCCCCTTGTTGCGATCGAGGACGATGTGGCTACCCTGGTCATCCCGCCCGAAAAAAAGTCCGTGGTCACCGAGAAATCCGACGAAGTCTTGAAAGACGGTATTTTCAACGAGAACCCGGCTATCACCATGTTGCCTATGTTACCCGAAGAGACCAAAGAACAATCCGACGAAATCAAAAAGAACTATCAGGAATCGTCCCACAACAACTGGTTAGAAGAGTTCCGTAAAAACAATCATTATAAAATCATCGACAACGAGGGTGGCGGTAACTGCTTTTTCGCAGTCCTCCGCGACGCCTTCAAGCAGATCGGCAAGGAAACCACAGTCGAGCGTATCCGAGCCCTTCTTGCCAAAGAGGCAACAGAAGATATATTTCAAGAGTCGCGCACGTTGTATGCGAACACATTGGGGGAGTTTCAATCAAAAGACCAGGAAATGAAACAGATCAAAAGGTCGATTGACCAGATCAAACGGCGGATAGAGAAAACCGAGAACAAGGCCGACCAGGAACAGTTGTTGGCCAATGTGAAGCAATTGCTGGCGAAGTACAACACGGTCAAGCGCGAAAAAGCATTGGCCAGTGACCTTACGAGTGAGTTTGCTCATATGGAGGGTGTAGATACCCTCGAGAAGTATCGCGCATTTATTTTGACAGACGGCTATTGGGCCGATACCTGGGCGATCTCGACCTTGGAACGCTTATTGAACGTCAAAGTCATTGTTTTATCCCAACAAGCCTATGTGTCAGGTGACGCAGATTCGGTGTTGAATTGTGGGCAGCTGAACGACGCGGAATTAGAAACAAAGGGGGTGTTCCAGCCCGACTTCTATATCATGACTGCTTATACTGGTAACCATTACATGTTAGTATCTTATAAAGACAAACGTATTTTCAAGTTTGGAGAGCTTCCGTACGATATCAAAATCATGGTGGTGACCAAATGCTTGGAAAGGAACGCGGGGCCTTACTATCTTATCAAAGACTTTCGTAATTTAAAAACCAAATTAGGTCTGAACGAGAATGAGGGAGAACCTAGCAAGCCAGAGGAAGAGTATTTAAATAAGGATTTGTACGATTCTAAAACGGTGCTGATGTTCCACCAACACTCGGATAACCACCCTAAGGCAGGGAAGGGGTCCGGTGAAACTACCGATAACCTGTTGAAATATAGCTTGTTGAACGGGATCAAGGAATGGCGGAGGAAGTTGGACGATACCTGGCCCGTGACTTTTACGATCAATGGTCATAAGTGGGCGTCGGTCACCCATTATTTCTTGGGCGCGCAATTCAAAAAAGGATTTCCCGATTACTTTTTGAAGTATTCTTTGGATAGTCGTAGTCCTATCTCGACCACGGTGAAGGCGGCGAAAGACGAGTATAATAAGGTCATCAAGACCAAACATTCGGACCTTGTAGGAAAGGACGTGGTGATCACCCCGGACCCAGATTTTTTCACGCTTAAGGAGAACCCGACGTTTGAAAAGGAACGTCGTGCTGCTCTGAATGCCAAGTTTGGCGAGAACCTGGACATGCGACAGGTTCTCTCTTACACCCAAAATGCCAAACTGGTACACTTTGAACGCGGCAAAGAACCCCAACCGGACCTTCTATTGATGCAAAGTAGGGGAACCGTAGGTTCCCTCAGGGCGCCATAGGCGCCCAAGGGTTGAGGGCTTCGCCCTCTGACCCCTACGACCCTTCCCTAAACACGATACCTCTCTATGTCTTCTTTGAACACTACTCTCTTGACCCCTACACCCCCTCCTCTTTTATGAGAGAGGTTTCCCACAGTTCTTTTTTTATGCAGTTAGGGTTCTCTAAGTGCAGTAAAAAAAAGGGTTGTTAATAAGGGCGTTTACAAACAAACTATTTGGCTACAATATTTTTAAGCGAGTTGGAGGGTGTTGTCCTTGAAGTGACCAATCATCTCTTGAGACTCATAGTCGTACACGTTGTTGTTGTCGTCGATCAGGTACTTCTTTTGGTTGTACTCAAACACCGAGACTTGGAGTTCTTCAGCATCGTCGTCACCATCGTTGACCGTGGTGGGTCCAGTGACAAGTGGCTTGGCCGGCTCAGCCGCCTTGACCGGTTCAGTCGCCTTGGCCGGCTCAGCAGCATTGACTGGCTCAGCAGCCTTGGCTTTCTTGGTGACCCGAGGCTTCTTCTGGGGGGCAACTGGGTCTTGGATGGTAGGCACATCTTTCAAGATCTCCTTCACTGCCTCCTGGGCCGACTCTTTCTTGGCGGCGTTTTCCGGAGCGTCTTGGTTCGTCGCCAACTGGACAAGTTCGTTGACGAGCTGGTCCTCCGTCGTAGGAACCTTCAACTTCTTGGCCCGAACCTTCTTCTCTTTGGGTGCATCACCCTCCTCAGCCGGCTCCTTCTTAGCAGCCGGCTCCTTCTTGGCAGCCGGTTGACGAGGCTTCTTAGGAGGCTTGTTGGCTTCCTTGGCGGCCTTGGCAAGCTCGCGCTTGCGCGTAAGCGCCATCTTCCGCAACTCCTGGTTGATCTGCTTGGCAGAGTCGAAGAACTCCTGCACAAAAGCCGTCTGATTCTCAAGGGAATCGTTGAGGCGCAGAACATCGAGGAACCGCTTCTCATCAACAATCGGCTGCGCGTCGTCCGCACCACTCATCTTGTTCATCAGGTAGTAACCAAATTGAATGAACTTACCGTACTTGGCAGGAAGCGTCGTGGGGACACGAACCTTCTTCTCAACCACCTGGGACACGATGACTTGCTGGGCAGACATATTGGCTTGTAAGCTTGACACTGGCACTTGTTATTGGGGTACAGTTAGAAATTTGTTGTAGAACAGAATCAATTTTTTATGCTTTTCTGGCGGTTTTTAACATAAAACAGCTAGGAAGGGCTCGGATTATAACCAATACAATTATGTTACTCAATCGGTTAGCATAATTGAGGGAGGGCTCGGACCCTAGACCCCCTAGAACCAATACAATTATGTTACACAATAGGTTACATAATTGAAGGATGGGATCATAAGGGAAACCTTGGTTTCCCTTATAAGAGTGACATACGCATGGTCACGATAGGCGTTTTATCAGCACGCTGGTTGTTCTCCTGTTTCAAAAACCAGGTTCTCGCCTGATCCATGGATTCGACCAACAAAGGGTCGTTGTAATGTTCTCGAATAAAGGAAACGAATTGGTCGATCGCGTGGCCAACATTTTCCCTATCAAACTCCAGAGAACCACGATTCACCTTCGCGCACCACTCGATGAAATCATTGGCATGGAACATCAACACGTTTTTGATGATATAATACGAAAATACCGGCGTAGTCTCCTTATAACTTCGGCGTAGGGTGGCAGCAGGTTCTCTTATATCATATAAATCTTCATAAGCAATACCAAAATGGGTCAACACCTTGGACGCCTGGTACACCGAGAACATCCTTTCTTGATACACATGGGATTCGATCTTCCTTAGGATCCGTTCTCCAGGTTCTCTCCGACATGTGTTGTATGCCAAAAATACCAGGTTCAAAAGTTCTCCCCACATCTCGGTATACGCCTCGTATAATTTAGTGTCTAATTTTACGGGAAATATCTCGAATAATTTCTTGTTAATGTTCTCCTCGTCGTCGTGTTCGGAAAAGTCGAGCCCTAACGAATGGAAAAGTTCGTGGCAGAGAACTTTGAACCATTCCTCCTTGCGATAAATATAGACTTCGTTGACGCGTTTACACGAGAACGTAAAAGCGGCATTGGCATTGTCTTCACCGAGGGTGCAATCACGCTCGCAATCTGCCAATGTTTTTTTCATGGAAGTCAAATATAAGTAAATCGTGAGGTTTTGGAAACACTCGGTTCTCGCGTAGCCACCTAATACATGAAGTAACATGTAAATCTGTCGGTAAATATTGGTAAAAATATTTTTGAACGCAGGTCTACGACCACTGTCGGGATGATGGGGGTCGTATTCGTATACCAAATGTACATTCACTTTCCGGGTTCCGATCGAGAACCTGCAGGTTTGACCGACCGATTTCATGTTTTCAATATGATTTCGGGCCTTTTCTGGACATAGACTGTAATGTTCACCCCGGGGAGCAAAGTTCTCAAACATATTCCCGTTCATTAATATGGCGTCATTCCATTCATTGTCGGCGGTTTCTATCTTTTCTAAAATGGATTTCAGGAGTATTTTCGCTTCGTCCGAGAACCTTTGCAATTTAATATGTGTGAATTTATGGGCCAAATTGACCTGTAAAAACCGTTGCAACTGTTCAGATTCCGGCGTCATACTCATTTTATATATACGGATTTATTTATGTTCTTGAGAAAATTGAATTTGAAAAATTTGTCTCTCTACATTTTAACCGACAGCACACATCCCCAAAAAAACGTAACAACTACTAATCATGGGAATTAAACATCTGAACCGATTCTTGTACGATAATTGCAGTAAAAAATCTATAAAAAAAATTCACCTCCGACAACTGGCTCATAAGGTCCTGGCGATAGACACGAGTATTTATTTGTATAAATATTCGAGTGAAGACGCCTTGCTAGAGAACATGTATTTATTGATTTCTATTCTCAAACATTATAATATTGTACCACTCTTTGTGTTTGATGGTAAACCACCGCCCGAAAAACGCGAACTGTTACAGCAACGACGGTGCGAGAAAAAAGAGGCAGAAGAAAAGTATAACAAGATAAAAGACGAGTCCAAGGAGGGGGATCAAAAACAGCAGGCTGAGATGGATCGACTGAGACGCCAGTTTGTTCGGGTGAGCGATGCCGAGATCAAAGAGGTGAAAGAGTTAATGGACGCCTACGGAGTTTCCTATTGTAATGCTCCGGGTGAGGCAGACCATCTATGTGCTTATTTGGTGAAACAAGGCAAAGCTTGGGGGTGTATGAGCGACGATATGGACATGTTCCTTTACGGCTGCAATTATGTGGTGCGTAACATCAGTCTTTTGAAACATACCGCCATCCTCTATGATACATGTAAAATATGGAACGAACTAGAAATGTCCGAACAGATTTTCCGGGAGATCATGGTGCTTTCGGGTACTGATTATAACATCCGTACTAAGACATCGCTTAAAGAAACTATCCGGTGGTACTATGAGTATGTTAAATATAGAGAACGTGTCGCCCCGGACAAGGCACTCGGATTCTACGTCTGGTTAGTTAAAAACACCCACTATATTGCGGATTATAAAGAACTATTGACCGCCTACAAGATGTTCACCTGTAACAATTGCGACGAATTCAACCAATGGAATGATGTTGAGATTGTAAACTCTTCTACAAATACAGCTAAGATCAAAGAGATCATGAGGGGGGCGGGGTTTGTCTTTGCGGCACAGTGAAACATATAACATGGTTATCACAATGATACAAAGATGCTATAAAATTGATTGTTTTTTCAATGATAATGCTACTTGTACCCCCAAAGCACCAAAGTGCCCAAAGCTATCATCAGAACCATGTACGCCAACAAGCGCCGTGTTACGCCCATCAAGGTGTGCAAGTTTTGCAAGGACGCAGGTAAGTCCGAGGCGGAGTACACCTCGCATTTCCTCCGCGAGTCCAAGGACCCTACTAGCCGTATCATTTGCCCAACCCTCCTGGCCATCGAGTGCCGTTACTGTTCCAAGCGCGGTCATACGGTGTCTAAGTGCAGCAAGTTGGCGAAAGACAAAGAAAGAGGGGCGGTTTCGACGGAGCGAGCTGTGCGAAAACCCGAGGAGAGAAGCTATTCGCCTGCCAACCATTTCGACCTTCTCTCCGACAACGGCGACTCTGACAATGAAGAGGCGACGATTTCCACGTGCATGGACTGTGATACGGTAGGATCCGCGTCGTCGTCCGGTAGTACTCTCAGCTACGCAGACATCCTCCGCTCCCAACCGAATACGGTAGTGGTCATCGAGACAAAGGTCCCGGTGGGATCGCGGCTCAGCATCCTCGACAAGGCGCGTATGATGCGGAGCTGGGCTGACAATTCGGATTCAGACGACGAATAGGCAGACATAGTCATTTTGTGTGTAGTTTTGTAACATTATTTAATAAACCCACCCTTTTTTTATGCTTCCTAAGACGCCGAATCCGTATCATTATCTCCATTGGTAGCTGCACGGATGATGCCGTCCAATGTCTGATTCAAGAAATCCAATTCGGCCTCCTCGGTACTCATGCTGTCTTCGTCGTCGGACGAACGATTACGATTAAAGGATATGTCAGCACGTTCGGAAGGGATCGGAATCGACGGTTTGAATATCTTTTTTTTGTCGTAGGATTCGTAGGCGTCTCTCATTGTAAATACTGGATGATCCGCATTAAAGGTCACCTTCGTCACACAACGGCGCTGTATTTCCCGATTGAGTAAAGAGAATGGATTGAAGGACGCATCTGTGGTGGCATTGCATTCTGGGCAGGATATGGTAATAGCGACATAACTCATCGATATCTTTCTACGACCAAAGTTCTCGTTATAGGCGACAAACTCTTGTAATTTCTTTTTCAAGATGATCTCCGAAAGGTATTTTTTCTCGCTGCCGTCGATGAAATCGATGCTCATCACGTATAAAAACAAGTAGGGGCGAAAAATGTCCACAAGTTCTCGTTTGGGGAACTCGGGATGAATATTAACGTTCCGAAAAATGCGCTTGTACCTCACCAACATACTCTCAAGTTCTCCATACAAACAGATTAGCGATCCGTTAGTCACATAGTGTTTCGCATATTCCTCCCGTAGCCTATGTTCGTTTTCTACTCTGAAGATGTCGATATCAAACCCCGACCTGTAAAAGAGCTCGATCCACATCGGCATATTGATGAAACTGAACTTGATACGAAAATAGATGTTATATAAATTGGTTTTGGTGAATACCACGTTGTTGTAAGGGTTTTTCGGGTAAAGTGCACGTTCAAACATGTCGTCGGAATGGGTAATCGCGGTCTGAATGATGTTCACCAAATCGGTCAATACAAAGAAATACACCGAGTTCTCATGGTAAAGACGTATAGCATATTTGCTACGTATATCGATGGGTTCCATGCGTAGATCGAAATCGATCTTTTCTTTATTTATTTTATGGCGGACCAGGTTCGCGAAGCGCGCTAACGCCAAATAAGTACGCTGAGCCTTTTCGAAAATGTCTCGTAGATGATCTTTGGTCTGTATGTTGAGGAATATATTATTCACGGTTTGGAACATCAACAAATGTTTCCGGGATATTTGTTCTCGGAGAGGTTTTCCGTAAAAGTATGCCATAGAATTTATGAAAAATAAGAGTTGGTACTGAACGCAGTTATCGTAATAACTTAATTCGTCGTTGTTGTCTTTGGTGAAGATACACGTCCAAAAATTTTCATTGGTATTTGTCGGCGAACCCGCTAAAACGTCGGGAAGTTTCACACCCTTCTTGATCAGGTTGGGAGGATAAGATATCTTTTTCATTTTAGCGTGCAATTGGAGGATTTGTATAAATGTTTTCATTCGAACCGTATTGAAGAAAACTATGAGGTGTTAGATAAGTAAAGAATTTGAACTTTAAGTGGTTTATTTTATGAAAATCTAAGAAATATATCGAGAACCGCCACCAAAAAATTGAATCTTTTGAAAGATAATTATATTTTTGTTCCAATATACTAATCAAACAATGAAGGGAACATTCATCATAGTCGCAATGGTGGCGGTGGCGAATTCGCTCCCGGTTAAGGTGCCATTGAAACAAATAGCGGTGTCTAGAGCTATCCAAACAACTATCACCGAGGCTTTGGCGATCAATGTGTTCGACACAACATCAATCATACATGATATATCGTGTGACTGTGAACAACACCCCTATTTACCTGTCTACGTAACAGGATTTGTCGTTTTTGGTTATATGTACTATATAAACAACAACGGTGGTGACAAACTGAAAAAAAATGCATTTTACTCCGACATCAAACAGACGCTGCGGTTTAGTCTATTAGTCACCTTTCTCATTTTGGGTAAAAGTGTTGAGAGCGCGACATGAGGGAGCTGGTTACAATATGCTTGTTACGTAACAGCCTCTATAGTCCTCTATACCGGTATGGGTCAGTGAAATGCTCACGTCCATCCAAATCGACCCGCCCATTTTGGTCCAACGGTGGCAAAACATCCAATCTTCCGAGAAATAATGACCCTCTTCCACGCCACAATCGAACAGTGCGTAAGCGAACTCATTTTCTTCGGGCCTCAAAAAATTCACGTCGTCGGTGTACTTGGTGGAGGGGAAGGCCTTGGACATCTTCTCGATGACAGAGCGCTTGATCATCATGAACCCCGTGGCCAAATGTTTGACCTTGGCCAAATTTTTTTCTATGTTGAGCTGGTTGTTCAGGTAGTTCACATTGTAGCGTAACAAGTTGTACTGGACCATACTCTCGTCACTGATGACATCTTTGAATTGCGACTTGTTTTTGCGCTCGATCCACTGTTTGATGACATCCAGGTTTTGCTTCTTAGGCTGCCCGCGCTCGTGCACCAGGTCCCCCCAATTGTAGTTTTTGAGAGGGTAGATGCCACCCACGATATTCTTATCGGAGATGACCAGCTTCAGAATGTCTTTGGGATCCCACGAAATGTCATTGTCGATGAACATAATATGGGTCATTTTAGGGTTGGCCATGGCACGCGCTACCAAATTGTTACGTGCCCGCGATACCAAACTGTCGTTGCGGCAAAACTCGATCACTAACTCGATGTTGTGCTTACGGAAAAGATCGACCGTCGCCATCAAACAGTGGACATAGTTCACGTAACAAAGACTAGCAAAGCACGGGGTCAATATGTAGACAACCGGCTTGTTCTTGGATAAATATTCACGAAGATCGTTTTTGAAATCGTCACCCTTGTTTACAGCTAACGACGATGGGGGAGTACGGTCCTTGGGTATTTCCTCACCGGCACCCCCATCCACACCCCCGCCCACGCCCCCACTAGGCGGGGGATGGCCGCGCTCATCGTCGGCAAAGTCATCAATAATACCAAACTCAATGTTATTTGACATTATTGTAGCTAAGGTTGAAATATCTATATCATTTTATTATCATTTTATAATTTTAAGGTTATATATTGTTTGTGTGATTATGATTATGTTTATGTTTCAAATCCCATCAATAAAGGAAGGGATCATAAGGGAAACCTGGGTTTCCCTTAAAAGGATGGGATCTTAAGGGAAACCTGGGTTTCCCTTAAACGGCAGCAGCAGCCTCAGCCTTGACGAAGTGGTGCTTCATGAACTTCTGGAGGTTGAAGTACGTCAGCTCATCGTCCTTGCTGATCTTGAGGAGCTGGGTCAGCTTGGCATCAGGGTTGATCTTGCGACCATTGCTCTTGTCCTGGAGGCTGTGCGTCTGGATGTAAGCATTGATCTCCTTGCTCACCTCCGTGCGCGCCATCTCCGTGCCCACCGTCTTGCCCAAGAAGGCGGCCAGCTCGTCGCTGATGCGGGTGGGCTTGATGAAGCCAGATGGCTTGCGGTTGCCGTTGTTGCGGCGGCGCTTGGAAGACAGCTTCTGGGCGTTCTTCATCTCGCGGGCCATCGCCTTCTCCAACGTCTTGAAATCGTTCTTGAGCGTGGAGAACAGGCTGTTCAGCTGCTGAAGCTTGGCATTGAACTCGGTCATCTTGACCGGGAGGGCCGAAGCATCAGTCGCCGTCTCAGGGGCCTCAGCCGCCGTGGAAGCGGCAGGCGTGAGCGTGTTCACGGGGGCAGGGGTAGCCGCCGCAGCCTTGGGCGCAGCCGCCTTCTTGGCAGCCGCCTTGGGCGCAGCAGGCGTGGCCGCGGGGGTCGCAGAAGCGGGGGCGGCGGAAGAGGGGGTGGTAACCTTATCGGTGGACGTTTTCGCAACTCTGACCATGATAGACTATTATATACTACTAATGCAACTCGTTTTTAAGTTATTTAAGGCTAAATATATTATTTGTTTTTATAGATCTCGAAACGCTCCATTAGGCCTAAGGAGTTTTACAAAAAAATAAAATTTTGTCGCACGAATAATTATTTTACGCATAAATAACTGATTCGTACAACCACGGCATGGTTATTCTAGCGCCCACGGACACGAGTGTCAGTGCCGACAGTGCATGTAGTGCCCCGATCTTCCGGTATTCGTCGTCCGTGCCCGTATATACTAAATTTTCAAACGCGATTAAGCAAAGCTTTTTGAGTCCGTCTGGGCCCAGGTCCGTGCGAGGGTTGCGCGCATTGTGGTTGATATTATAAAAGGGGGTTAAGAAGGGGCAAATATGGAATCGGGTTACAGGGTCGATGTCTCCGCGGTAATGCCAAATATCGTACAGTGCCCGGTGTAAAATATTGTAATCGCGGGGCTCCAACAGATTAAACCAACTGGCCTGGGTATAGTTACCCAAATGGTCGAGTTCTACGAATAAGTTATTTACACGCTGCGCAAGAGTCATACGGCGTATATCTCTCAGTCTCGCTATACGATCTCTCTGTTCGTTAGTCAAAACCACACTATTATGTACTTGGGGGTTATAATTGGCGAATATGTCGTTTTGCTGGAAAGCCTCCTCCAAAAGTCCAATGTTGTTGAGAGCATTGGTAATGTCGTTTGTAGTCATAGCATTAATATGACGATTAACGAGCGCAGGGGTACGCAATGCCCGTTGGTTGGGTGATGCAAATCGATTGTTCTCCAGTTTGAATTCAGGATAAATAGTGAAACAAAAACTATACAATCTCAATATATCGATCACATGCTGACTGTCGATGGTCTCACGGTTATACGGGTTGTATAATTTCCCCTTCATTTTAAGCACCTGAATCAATGATCCTATGTTGAAGCCATATATAAACTGTTTGCTATCTTCGTAAGAGTAAAACGATTCGATCGGGATTTCGCCTATAGGCTCTAATGTAACAAAATCGCAATCATTTACACATTTTTTACGGTTTTTTAGCGCGGGCCCGCGTAGTTTGAAGGAGAGTTTGATAATCCAACCTCGAAACCGCGCCTGAATTTTGGTCACATAATAGGAGCGCTTAAAATGGTCAGTGATGCGTTCTATTAATACCGGTTTGGTGCCCGAGAACTTGAGTGTGTGTTTTTTGGCGATGTATCTGAGTTCGTCTAGTTTGAACGCTTTCAGGGGGGTGTGGCCTCTCATAAATCTGCGGTGATCTATTTCCTTAGCGCATGCACTAATAGCGATTTCTTTTTTTACTTTTGCAGGTGAAGGGGAGCTTTTGGCACCATCGTTAAATTCGTTGTTCGGCTTCATTTCGTCGGTTAGCTTTATTTCATTGCAGCGCTTCACTTCATTATTCATTTCAAAGGTGTGTTTGACTATATACTATTAGACTATATTTTTCTATATATATTTGAAAATTTATATATTGCAGTAAAGCGACTGTGTAGCGTAACGCTAGTGTAGCGTAGCGCTAGTGCTAGCGGTCCAGACAAAAGCTATAAAAAATTGATTTAAAGATTTATCATTATATAACCTATAACCAGTTAGTATTCCGTGTTATATTATTGAAAATGGCTGCGAAATCTACTCCTATTGTCTTGTCTGTGGCGGATTGGAAGACCGATCAGATTCGGTATATGCAACCCAAGGTCAATGACCGCGGGGGCAAGTCGATCAACATTGTTAGCACCCAGACGAACCGGTCTCTGCATATCTCGACCCCGCTCATGATGACGTGGGGCATCTCGGATTTTGTGGACGAGAAGACGGGCGAATCTGACGGCAAGTTCAGCATGTCGTTGAACTTCCCCAACGCGGACTACTCGACGCCCGCAGCAGAGGAGTTTCTCGCTAAGCTCAAGGATTTTGACAAGCAAATTATTGACGATGCGGTCAAGAACAGCGAGGCGTGGTTCGGTGAGGAGTTGTCGCGTGAGATTATCCAGCATGCCTACTCGGGGTCTGTGAAGTACTCGAACATCAAGGGTACGAAGAAGCCGGACTTGACCAAGCCGCCATCGATCCGCTGCAAGGTGCCTTGCTACAACGGCAAGTGGGGTGTGGAGATCTATGATACGAAGTCCAACCGTATCTTCCCCTGCGAGAACGAGAACATGACGCCGATGGACTTTGTGGCTAAGCGTTCCAACCTCGCAGCGGTCCTGCAGTGTGGTGGTCTCTGGTCGGTCGCTGGCAAGTGGGGTATCATTTGGAAGTTGAACCAGTGTGTGGTGAAGCCCCCGGAGGTGGTCAGTGTGTTTGGTCGCTGCCATGTCCAGCTGTCGGGTGACGACATTCAGATGATGGACACGGCGCCCTTGGCCAAGGCTGCTGATGAGGAGGAGTCGGTCGCCCCCGCTAAGCCGGCTCCCATGAGCACCGAGGTGGAGGATTCGGACGAGGACGAGATTCCCTCTCCGGCGCCTTCCGCAGTTCCTGAGGTCAAGC